ACGCCAAGCAGGTTTTGAACGTATCGATATATTCTTCAAATGGTATAACTTCGTAGGTTTTATCGCAACAAAATAATGGCTAGTAGGAATTATGAAATTGGTCGAAGATTTGAATACAGAGTACAAAATTTTTTTAGAAAATATGGATATTATGTAATGAGATCATATGCTTCCAAAGGACTTTTGGATTTAATTGCAATTCCACCATATGTAAATGATGAATGGCATAATTTCCCTTTAGGAATACAAGCGAAGAAAAATGGATATGTACCTAAAGAAGAATTAAAATCATTATCGGAAAATAGTAAAACATGGCAGATGAATATTGTGATAGCTTGGTCTGATAAAAAAACTAGAAAAATGAGAATAAGAGCTGTGGATGGTACTGAATTATCATTGGAAGCAGTAAAGGTAAGGAAGAAATGATTGACAAGATATTAGAAAAAGTTGTAGCACAAGAAATTCCTGATAATGAAGTTGCTGTATTATTGTCAGGTGGTGTTGATAGTTTAAGTTTGGCATTTACAGCACATAGACTTGGTAAAAAAGTCCATGCATACACATTTCATCTAAAAGATCAACCTAGTTATGATTCAGATAAGGCACTAGAGGTATCTAAAATTTTTGGATGGAATATTGAAGTGATTGAAATTCCTATTAATAATTTAGAAAATGATTTTTTAACATTACTAACTAAATATAGATGTAAAAAAAAGACACAGTTTGAATGTACTTTCCCATTTATGTACATAATTCCTAAAATTAATGAAAAATTTGTATTATGTGGAATAGGTGCAGATAGTTGGTATGGATTAAGTAAAAAGGCTATGATTCATTTTAGCCAAACCAAGTCAAAGTTTGATCAGTTTAGGCATGAATATTTTGCTCAAGAAAATGCAGGGGGTATAATTCAATTATTAATGCTATGTAAAGAATATAAAAAAACACTGTGTCACCCATATCTTTGGAATAAATCCATAGAGAAATTCTTTATGAAATATAATCATCAGGAATTAAACAAACCTAAACAAAAACATCATGTGAGAAATGCTTATCAGACAGAGTTTTCAAAAATTGGCAGAGTTAAACTGCATCTGAATTTACAATTAGAATCAAAGGTTGATGAGTTGTTTGAATTATTACTTGCCAATGATAAAATTAACTTTAAAAAACGTACAAGAGTTATGGATATTTGTAGGGATTGGAATAAATCATGGTGACAGTAGTTTCAACATTCTCAGGTGTAGGTGGATCAAGCATGGGCTACAAACTAGCAGGTGCAGATGTCTTGGCAAGCTTGGAATTTATTGAATCTGCAAGAGAATGTTATAGGCTAAACTTTCCTAATACGCCAATAATTGAAAAGGATATTCGTGATGTATCAGGCAAGGAAATACTAGACTTGATAGGACTAAAGAAAGGTGAATTGGATATTCTAGATGGAAGCCCACCATGTGCAAGCTTCTCAGTAGCAGGTAAGGGAACAGAGTTATGGGGTAAGGTAAAACCATACTCATCAACAAAACAACGAGTTGATGATCTATTTGATGAGCAGATTAGGTTAATTGGTGAGATAAAACCAAAGGCTTGTGTTATTGAAAATGTAAAAGGAATGACTATGGGAATAGCAAAAGAAGTGCTATCAAACTATACCCTTAAACTAAAAAAACTAGGATATGATATAAATGTGGAAGTTCTTGATTCAAAATACTTTGAAACTGCTACAAGTAGGCAAAGGATATTCATAATAGGAATAAGAAAAGACTTGAACAAAAAAGCATCACATCCTAAGCCATTTAGCAGACCTATGACATTTGCAGAAGCCACAAAGGATATTATAATTGAAAAGGAATTACGTCAAAAACTACTTACACAACTAGGTAATCCTAAACTGAAAAGTAATGCTGTTATTAAACAAATTAAGCAGGGTGAAAGTGGTCAGAAACATAATTACAAAGGGAATTATTTCACAACACGCAGAGCTCATATGCATAAGCCAATGCCTACAGCTACAACTAAAACTATGGATATTATACATCCGTTAGAACATAGACCATTGACAATAAACGAATTAAAAGCCTGTTCAAGCTTTGCTTCAAGTTTTAAGATTATAGGTTCATATTCTCAACAGTATGAAAGAATAGGGAGGGCAGTACCACCTAATTTAATGAAACATATAGCCAAACATATTATAGGTATTTTAGAAAATTAGTTCTATTTTGACAGTGAAACTGACAAATCATGAGTAAAAAATGACATTAAATGACAGTGAAATTCTAGTGATGCAAACCATAGTGATGAAGCTTAATGAAGCAGAATCATTGGCATGGATTAGATCTCATCAAACTAGCAGACAGAAACCAATGGAGGTTAGATCATTTTATAGGATTAAAGGTAAGTTGAAAAGCCTTACTGATAAGCGTAAATTTGACTTACAAAGGCAGGGATTATGGGAACAACATCTTGAAAGAATAGATCAGTTGGAAACAATCTTAAAATTCTCTTGGCAGAATTATCATAGGATAACAGATCCAGCAGGTAAGCAAAGAATCCTAGAATCAATTACTGCCATTCAACCATTACTAAGTGCATACTATGGTGCAAGTCAGGAAGTGATAGAAACAGATGCGAACAAAAACATACAGAATACAGGACATATATCCAAGCTTCCAAACTGACCAACAGGAAACTGACATAATTGATATTTCATCACAGTTAAATAATCTTAAATTTTTTTGTGGTCAAAATACTAAAAAAAATAATTGTTGTTTTTCTCATAAAGTAGGACTACCAGAACACCCTGCAACCATGCAACCAATGAAGTTTATGCCACATCAAATAGACTTAATCAAACAATCAATGACTAAGAAGCAGGTTAAATTTCATGTCAATAAAAGTAGGCAGATAGGCTTAACAGAAATTGTTTTACGAATAATACAGTATCATTGTTTTGGAAAATATAAAGGTGGAAAGGTATTGATTATTGCAGGAACAAGAGAAAAGACAACAAAGACAGTTATCAATCGTTTAAAGGTATTATTTAATGAAATACGTTCCACAGTAAAAGATGATAGGCATGATCTTCATATCGTATTAAAAAACGGTACAGAAATTGAGGGAAAGCCAAGTAACAGTGAAGCCATACGTGGTGAAACAAAAATTCGTGCAGTAGTTATTGATGAGGCAGCACACTTTGGATTAGTAGATGATAGTGTTGTATTGGATGCTGTTGAACCAATCTTACATACTAACAAGTCTGATGTGTTTCTAGTAAGCACACCAAAAGGTCAGCGTGGATTCTTTTATGAATTATCAAAGGATGATAATGACTATAAAAAATTGCACTATGATTATACAAATGCTATAGGTTGGATATATAATGAAAAGGAAATGGAGGAGGAATTAAAACGCACAGATATTGACGTGGATCAAGAATTTAGGTGTCAATATACTTCTGCACGATCATCAATATTTGGTGTTATTACAGACGAGTCATTAGAAGATTTTGAGGTAGAAGAATATGGAAATAACTGACTTACCAACGCTATTTCAAATAGCAACAGCACAGGATTCAAATGCACATCAGCTTGAACAATTAGGTAGCGTGATTGAATATCAACAGGCAGAGATAGAACAACTAAAAAAATTATATAATATTCAACAAGATCTGCTAGATGAGATCACACATCATTTTAAGGTAAGAAAAGAATGAGAATTGCAGGACTTGATTCAGGCAAGAAGAAAGACAGCTTTGCGTTTGTTGGGATAGAGGTACGAAATAATAACATCTATGTCATAGGAGTAAAAACTTGGTTAGGTAGAAAATATATTGAAGTTGAAAATTTAGTTTCTGAAATACATGATTCAAAGCCATTCAATTATTATGTTGTTGAAATTAACAATACAGGTGAACACGTATTTGAGGAATTAAAATATAGACACAAAATTCCTAATGTAATACCTACATTTACTACAAGAGAAACAAAGGATCAATCTAAGATTAATTCAGGACGTGTAATGCCTAAGAATCAGATGGTTGTTTGGATGGCTAGAATGTTTCAAAATAATCGTATTAAATTCCCTAAGAAAAGCAATAAGGACATAGATGAATTAAAAAGACAGATCTCAATCTTTAGTGAAATTATAACTGAAGCTGGTGGTGTAAGCTACAGAGCTGAGGGACATGAGCATGATGATACTGTAATGGCATTAATGTTAGCATGTTTCATTGGCAGAAATTTTATTAAAAATATTGATGGATTGTTTCAAGACATGCAAATAGTCCATAAAAAATTTACTGAGCAAGATGATGATATGTTTGGTACAGGTGTTCCTAATTACACTACTGCAACAAGCGTTCAAGTGATGTTTCCAAAATGAGTGTTGAAGTAGGATTAAATGTGACTGATTATCATAATATAATGAATTGGTATGAATTAGCATTTGCTAAAAAACAACCTGCTGACATACCTCCTAGAGAACACCAGACATTTAGGAAACTATCTGTAATGGCAGAATCCTATCTTGAGGAGCAAAAGGAGCTTCATGGTCATGATAAGGAAAAATTATGAAAGGTAATCAAGCTAAAGGATTTCATGGTGATTATTGTTTCCACTGTGGTCACTATGATGAAGTTCATTTCAGAAAAACAGACTGTCCATGTATTTGTCATAATGAAAAAAAATATTGAATTACGCTATAATAGGCTAATACTTGAATTGGAAAACTTGGAAAGGAAGCGTGATCGCAAAATTAAACAAATTCTAGCAGTTAGAAAAAAACTAGGTATAACTGAATAAATGAATAAAGTTCTATTATCTGTTATTATATCTATTTGTGATATTGACAAGCAAGAATAAATCAAAAAATACTTCTAATAAATTCGTTATAAATTCAAAGGGAGTACCTGCTCAGAGATCAAAACCATCCAATTATGCAAGTGCCTCTAAAAGATTAAGCACAGATCATTTTCTATATATGTATTCAAATCCATCTTATACAGATCAGGAATTAGAACAGTTTGAAGATGTATGGGGATCTAGTGTTGCTGGTGCAGTAATAGACAAACTTGTTGAATATACTTTTGGAAATGGAATAAAGCCAAACTTTGAACTGATAGATGATTCAGGCATGGATGATAAACAAAAGAAAGATGCAATAAAAAAATATGAAACAGAATTAAATGAATTAATAGAATATGACAGAAAGATCAATTTTGAAAAGAAACTGAAAGATGCTATAACAATGACAATGGTATTTGGAAGGTGTGTTGTAGCATTTGAGGGTAAGGGATTGCCAAAGGCATTAAAGATTATTCACCCAAGAGATTTAGGCAGAGTATTTCTGAATCAAAAGAATTGGGGTTTGGAGAAAGTGATAACAACTTATCCTAGTGATGAGATAACACCAGATGAAATGTTATACTTGGTGAACAGACCTGATAGTCCTAAAAGACGAACAATGTGGTATGGTTATTCAGATTTGCAAAGAGTTGTTGGAGCATCACGAGCTTGGCGTAGGATTGTAGAATTTGATATGCCTGAAGTTGCTACATCTATGTGGAGTGGATATGGAATGTTCCTAATTAAGAAAATGGGAAGATCAAAAGCAGATGCAGAGAATGATATGAATACTTTGTTAAACAGTTTGAAAGCAGGAGCATTTAATGCAGTAAGTGTAGATGCAAATGATGAAGTTACATTTGAAAAATTAGATCTTGAACCAAAGATTCGTGAGATGGTTGACTTGGCTAGTTTTTATGAACGTATTATCATTGGCAACTTTGCAGTACCAAGTGCATTATTAGGTCGTGAGGAAGATCAGAATCGTGCTACACTAATAGGCAAAATACAATTCTTCCTAGCAGGTGTAGTAAAATCAAAGCGTGATTGGATAGCTGACATGGTGTCAAAACAATGGTATGAACGAAATATGATTAAGATGGGATTTGGTGATCTGTTAGAGGTTGTTCGTGTAAAGACAGAATTTGAAAGTATTATTGTTGAAAGTTGGTTTGACCTAGTTGATGCAGTATTACGTGTGAAAGGAATATTTCCAAATATGCCTGATGATCAATTATTGGAATTACTTAATCTTGAAGAATACAAAACAGAACTTGCACAAGCACCCACACAAACAACTAACGTACCACAGGGAAACGTTCCTGTTAATACAGCACAAGATGTTGTCAATAAACAAATTAATCAGACTATGAATCAAGCACCAAATGTATCTGCAAAACAAATTGATGATGAATTAATTAAACACGCATTAGATGCCAAGAAGCTTGAAGTGCTAGGCAAGATTGAGGACATGATAAAAAATGCTGAAACTGAAAAAACTAAAAGCAATAAAAAACGCAATTAGGGCATATACCTTACTAGATGAAGAAAAGCCACACAGGGTTGTTTTTACAACTCAACGTGATAATAGAGTTGATGATTTAATTTGTTTAAAATTAGCAGGTATTGCATTTGAACTTACTGATCCTAATAGACCAATAATTCCAATAGATACACACCCAAACTGTAGATGTTATTATGTGGATGAAATAACAGGGCAGATTGTTACAGATATTTCAAGTAAGCGTGACGTTAAACGCAGAAGTGAACTTACAGACAGACAGCGAAAAAACATAGTAAGAAAGGATAGAAAGTATCTAACAGAAAAAAAGATCGAGCTTATTGATAGAAACATAAAGAAACAACAAAAGTATGTTGATCTTAAACAGATTGAAAAATATGAATGGCAGTTTAATTTAGAACATAAAAAAGCAAGTACAGAACAATTACTCAAATGGATTAGGTCATTATGAATGATGAATTATTTTGGACTATCATGTGTCTGTGCTATCTTGTTGGTGGGATTACTATCGGCTATTATTTTGGCAAATGGCGTAATGGAAAAAAAAGAACAGGCACAGGCAGATGGGATTATCATGACAGACATTTACCATAATACTTCTGATATTTGAAAACAACAAAAAAAATCTGTGAACTATGAAAAGTTTGGCATAATAGCCACAGTGGTTATTCTTGCAGTTGTATTGGCAACATCAGGTATTGCACAGAATACAGAAATTAATTATCCACAATTTAATCCAAATGGAGCTCAGACAAAATCTATTGATGATATAAAGGCAGAAAATTTAGCAGATAGAATTAACACCTTACAAGCATACTGTGAAAAGTTGCAGATAGATTGTTGATATGTCAGGCTTAATTAAATTTGAAGATCAGGACAAATTCTTCATTAAATTTTTTCTATTGGATGCAACATTAAATCTTAACAAATGGGGTGTCACAGAAAAAAGTCTAAGGGATGGACTTGATTCATTTATTGGAAAACCATTTGTTCTAACAGCAGACTATGATCACCCTACAGCAAGAGATGGTGATGATCTAATGATACAACAAGAAAAATATCGTGTAGGTAATATCATTATGGTAGGCTTAGAAGAAAGGTCAGGCAAAGCTTATGGTGTTGCAGAAATTACAAGTAAGGAAGCTATTGATATTTTGAAAGGTGGAGATGTGAATTTTGTTTCTCCTAGTATCGTATTTAATAATTCTGATGAAATGGACATAAACGGAAATGCAGTAATTGATTCATGGGAGGGAGCTCACGTTGCAGGTGTAGCTGAACCAGCTTATACTATAGAGAAAGCACAGATTAAAGGAAAGTGTACAGGTGACAAGGAAACCTGTCTTAATACATTAAACAAAGTTGAAGCAAGTAGATCAGAATGTGGAAAATATACCATAGTTAAAACAGCAGGTAATCGTGTTATTGGCACTGCCTCACAATGCGTTGAGAAATGTATTCAGCAGAAACGTGAACATGGAAAGGAGATAGATGATCAAGCACTAGCAATATGTTATTCTGAATGTGGTGAAGCTAAAGGAAATATTGATTCTGAATCATTAGAGAATATTACAAAAATAGACTTGTTAAAAAAGAAGAAAAAACAGGCACAAGATCCAGAGATTACTAGCAAGAACAAAAAGAAAATTACCATGCCTAAGAATGCAAGTATTTTTGTTAAAAGCAATATGACTAAAGAACAACTCCTTGCACAGTTAGAGGACTATGATTTTCATTTACGATCATTTAAAACAAAAAAAGGTTAAACATATTTCCCTTAAACTAAAAAATATCAAATTAGCTAATAACATGAAAAGTAAATACGGACAAGATACCGAAGAGAAAAAAAAGGAAGAAGATTTGGAAGCTCAAGACCTCACTAATGACAATGAAAAACGTCATGATGAGGAAATGAAGAAAGCTGAAGATGATAAAAAAGACGAGGAAGCCCAAGAAGATGAGGACAAAGAAGAAGCAGAGGATACCGATAAATTGGATCTTACTGACAAGCAAAAAGAATTTCTACGAGATTCAAAACTTGCAAAACAAGTCGCAATTCTAAAAGCAGAAGTTAAAACATTGAAAGCTCATATTCAAAAGGCAAAAGTTGAACCAATTATTGATTCAATTCTTGAAGCTAAATCAAAACTCGGTAAGGTCAATGCAGAAGCAGAATATGCTAAACTGATCAAACTAGATAGTTCAACACTACAGAGTTTGAAAGCAGACTATGAACAAGTTGTTGATACAAACAATCAACCACGTTATCAAGTCAAATATGCATCAGTAAGTAATTCTGACAAAACAGGTGACGATGTTCTAAGAAGCATTAGAGGTGACTTGGCATAATGGCAGCTACAATAGGACAACTAGCAAGATCGACAGGAATCGAAATTCAAAGTTTTAATGTTGCTGCATCTACAAGTTTGACAGTAGGAAAACTCGTAGCATTAAATGCAAGTGGTCACGCAGTGGCTGCAACTAACTCAGTTGGAACAATAGCAAGAGGATTATTTGTTGCTGTTGAATCAGTTGATAATTCAAGTGGCAGTGCAGGTGATTTACAAATTCGTTGTGCAGTAGGAAATACATATGTGTACTGTGAGGCAGGTGGTGCAATCAAAGTTGGTGAAGCAGTAAAGGCAGATGCCAATTCAGATTGTGTCGTAGCAACAGCAATACTCGGAGCAGAAACACACGTTGGAAGATATATCGCACATGAGAACGAAAGTTTAGCACCAACTGATGCAGTTGATGGAGATGTTATAATTGTGAGGTTGGGATTCTAGATGGTCAAAGACAATGTAGCAATCACATATTCGCCATACAATCGAAAATTCTATGCAGGTAAGTTTGACGGTGATGGTACAGACTTTAGCAAAGACTATGGTATGGAAGCAATCGCAAAATTACACCCTGACAAGAAAGTCGGTGATGGCAGAATTGAAGCAATCTCATATGAAACATTTAGATCAGCAGAACGTGCTTTTAAGAGTGGTAATATAGATGCCACATCTTTAGCAAACATAACTGTCATAGATTTGTTATCAGAAGTCATAAGACGAGAGTGGCGTGACTTTAATGCAATTCATGCAGTTAGACGTGTACCTGTTCCAAAGTTGCAGTTGAATGTACCAATCACAAATAAATTTGGTGCAAACAAAAAAGTTCCTGAATTGGCACAAGCTGATCAGAAGTCAAATACTTTCACGCAAGCTCAGTTAAGACTATGGAAGAATGTAATTTCCATATATGAATCTGATGAAGCAAGATTGAAAGCGACAATCGAACCTATGCAATTTGAAATTGACCAAGCAAGTGGTGCTTTGGCACAAGCTGCAAACGAACAAATAGTAACAGCAATCGAATCACTAACAGCAACAGCATGTGGTGATTGGGGTGCGATGACAAGTGCAGGTGACTTCAATGCAAGAAATCCATTGAATGATCTCGTTGACGCAGTAACAACAATCACAAGCAATCACTTTAGACCAGACACATTATGTGTTCATCCTAGAGTAATCTCAGATTATCTTTCATCCACATTCATTCATGCAGCAACCAGACCTGACGACAGGGAATTTTCGGGAGTCTTTGACTTACCAAAAATGCCATCAGTCAAAAGCGTTGTTGATGTAGGCTTCACAAACACTGTTGCAACTATCTTTGATAGTAGAACAATGTTGCTAGGAGAGGGACCTACGATTGCAGAATCATTCAGAGATCCATATAGGGGTGCTGATGGTTATGTGATTCGACAGTTCTTACAACCATTGAAGACCACGAATGATGCAGGAAGAAAGTTAACAGGCGTATCAGCATAGATAAAATAAAAACAGAGTAAGATCTCTATAAAACACTTTCATTTTTCTTTTATTCACAAAAAATAAGTTATATCATGACAGGCAACGAGTTTATGGAAAAAAATCTAACAGGAAGCAGAAAGGGATTATACAGAACCTTAGTTCAAGGCATATGGCAGGGTGGTGGTAATACTGCACCAATCAATACTGAAACATTACGCTATATGACACAGGCAGAAATTGAATTGGCAGAAAAAGCTATGAGTGATTAACATGGTTTATTTTGTATTATTAGAGTGTAAAAATTTACTGAATATTCCACTTAATGTTGAAAGTGACGATTCAATATTATCACAGCTAGGTGCTAAAGCTGATCAATATTTTACAAATCAAATGACAGGATATGCAGAGCAATTACCATTAACAGGCAACAATCTAACAACTGCACAGCAATCTGTTAATCAATATGTGGCAAGTATCTACATGGCTAGAAAACAAAACTTTGATTCTGCAAAGTATTGGGAAGATCGATACAAGGAATCATTTAACACATTAGTCAATATACTAACTGCTGATCCTACCAATCGTACCAAGCGTGTGGCACAGACAAAGGCATACTTAACAGAACCACTAAAATCTGATCCATTACTTGAATAGTTCTATTAACTAATAATATCTCAACTATTTTCATGGGATTAGATAAGACTTTCAAAGATTACGAAAATAATTTTTCATGCGATACATTAGATGAATGGATTGATCATTTAGGTAAAACAGAATTAACATATACAGGAAATTCAGCTTGTGTCACTTGTGGTGATAATGTTGAATTTGAATGGACAGGAAAACTAAAGAACGGAAAAACCTATCCAAACGTTTTGTGTGAGGGGTGCAAATCACAATGAGCTGTGAAGAACATATAGCACATAATGACAGTGCAACTGTTGAATCTAGTTATGGTTCAGCATTAAAAGACAATGAAGTTGTCAAAGGATTTGTAACAATTATTAAAAATGAGGGTAGAGAAAATGAACAAGTATTATGTAGAAATAAACCAAACCTACTAACTAATGGTGGTAGGGATTATGCAATAGCACAATTCTATACTAACACATCAGCAGGTGGGGTAGGATGTAACTTCATAGCACTAACAACTGATAGTACAGGTGCAGATGCAACTGATACAAGTCTGCCATCAGAAATTACAACATATGGATTGGCAAGGGCATTGGCAACAACAATTTCACATTCATCAGTGACAAACTCAACAACTCTCAATAAAATA